TATAAAAAAGAAGATAAAAAATTTCAATTTTTCTCTAATGAAAAAGAAATATCATTTGGTTCTTGGGAACAGTTAGTCCATAAAGATGATTTTAAAACTAAATACTATCCTGAAGATATTGTCTATGATTTAGGTGCTAATGTTGGAGTTTATTCTATGTGGGCTTTATATAATGGAGTAAAACAAGTATATGCTTTTGAACCTACCCCATTTAATGTAGATTGTCTTCAAAAAACCTTTGCTTGGGATTCTAATATTGCTATTTTCCCCAAAGCTATTTCTAATAATAACGAAATAAAAACATTTTACCTACAACCCCATTCAGTGTGTAATAGTTTATACAATACTAATGGTATCCCAATTGAAGTAGAATGTATTAATTTAGAAGATTTTGTTAAAGAAAACAATCTACTCCTACCAACTATTGTTAAATGTGATATTGAAGGATCTGAATATGACTTTATAGAATCTGTATCTGATGATTTTTTAAGAAATATTCGAGTTTTTATAATAGAGTATCATTTGAATGAAGAAGGGAAGAAAATTTGGAATGTCATAAAAAGGTTTTTAAATTTAGGTTATAAAATAGAATTAGGAGGAAATACTGAAAATCCTATGGGAACTTTGATAATGGAAAAAGAACCACTATATGTATAATAGACAAAACCACAACTTTAGGGAGCAAGTTTTGTTAAGTTTAACCCGTTGATCCTAGGACAACACAAATTTTAAAATGATATGAGTACATTATTTTTTGAGAGACACGTCTCACCATTTGATCTCCTATTTAGAGATTTCTTCAAGTCTGAACTAGACTTCCAACCGGCTACTGAAGCCAAAATTTCCCACCCTGTAGATATTTTTGAAACCAAATATGGACTTCATTTTGAAGTAGCATGTACTGGTTTATCTAAAGAAGATGTTAGTTTAGACATCGAAGGGGATATTCTTAAAATTTCATACAATAAAGAAGTAAAAGAGTATGAAGATCGTACCTACATTCATAAGGGTGTAGCTAAACGTTCATTTAATTTAGGTTATAAAATCGCTTCCAAATTTGATTTATCAAAGGCAGAGGCAATGATGGAGAATGGTTTATTAGGAATTAAAATTCCTTATGCTGAAGAAGCTAAACCAAAAACAATTAAAATTAAATAATAAAAAGCTCCCTAAAGCTTGGTTTTATCAAATAAAGTTCGTATATTCACGTCAAATATAAAGTTATGACAATTATCAAAGATTCACTCCTAGAGCCATTTTACATTGGTAAAGATGCTTACTGCTACACTGTGTATGAAGTAATTACTCCAAATGCTGATAATCTTGAAGCAGGAAGTAAAGGTAAAGATTATGAAAAACCTGTAGGACACTATTCTCATTTTGGAAAAGCCCTAGAATGCGTTGCTAAGAGTAAACTTAACCTTAAAGAAGAATATTCGTCAGTCAAAGAATATATCGAAACTTATAATCAACTTAAAAAAGAAATCGAACAATTAACTAATATCGGAATATGAATTTAGAAGCTCTATTTAACGCAGTTATCGTTAAACCCTCAGATCAAGAGGAAAAAATGTATGGTAATATTGTAGTACCTGATCTTGCTAGTGAAAAAAATAAACTAGCAGAAGTGGTCTCAGTTGGACCTGGTTGTGAAGTAATGGGAATTGGTTTTGTAAAAACTATCCTTAAAGAAGGAGATTTAGTAGTTCTACCAGCTCTCGGATTTACTCGTTTTGACTATGAAGGTCAGGAGTATTTTATTGGTAAAGAAAATGATGTTTTAGCTAAAGTAAATAAATAATGAGTAAAGTAATAGAATTTGGTCCTGAAGCACGAAAACAACTTGTTGCTGGTATTGATAAATTAGCGGATGCAGTAGTTGCTACGCTTGGTCCTAATGGACGAAATGTGGTTATCGCAAATAACCAAGGTTATCCTCAAAGCACTAAAGATGGTGTAACGGTTGCTAAGAGCATTTCATTGAGCAACAATGTAGAGGAAGTAGGAGCATCAATGGTAAAACAAGCTGCTATTAAAACAGCGGACGGTGCTGGTGATGGTACTACAACTTCTACTTTGTTGGCTCGTGAGATGGTAAAAGCAGGTCTTACTCACCTTAACAATGGTGCTAATGCTGTAGAAATTAAGCGTGGAATTGATACTGCTGTAAAACAAGTAGTTAAATCAATTCGCAACAACGCTGAAGATATCTCATCAGAGGAACAACTTGAACAAATTGCAACCATTTCAGCCAATAACGACCCTGAAGTAGGTAAGTTGATTGCAACCGCAATGAACAAAGTAGGACGTGAAGGAGTTGTGTTTATTGAAGAATCAAAATCAGGTGATACTTACCTTGAAACTGTAGAAGGCATGCAGTTTGACCGTGGTTACAAATCACACTATTTTGTTACTGACAATAGCTCAATGACTTGTACGCTTGAGGATACTCTTATCTTGATTGCAGATAAAAAGTTTACTCAAGTAAAAGAGTTGCTCCCAATTCTTGAAGCAGTATCTAACCAGAACAAATCACTTTTGATTGTTGCTGAAGATATTGATAATGAAGCGTTGGCAACTCTTATTGTAAACAAAGTACGAGGTATTATTAAAGTTGCAGCTGTTAAAGCTCCTGACTTTGGTGATCGTCGTAAGTTGTTGTTAGAGGATATGGCCATTATGACTGGTGGTCAAGTATTTAGTGAACAAAAGGGAATGAAATTAGATAAATTCTCTTGGGATTGGTTCGGCCAGTCACGAATCGTTACAGTAACAAAAGATGAAACAACAATTGTCGATGGAAGAGGAGAACCTGAATCAATTCAAACACGCATTCAGGAAATCCAAGGACAGATCGAAAAAGCAACATCCGCTTTCGAACAAGAAAAACTCCAAGAAAGGCTCGCGAAATTCGTCGGCGGAGTAGCTATTATTCATGTCGGTGGAATGACTGAAACCGAAATGAAGGAAAAAAAGGATCGTGTAGATGATGCCCTTCATGCAACAAAAGCTGCTATTGAAGAAGGTATTGTACCTGGGGGTGGTGCTGCTTTGCTTCATGCTCGTGAAGTATTAGAAAATACTGAAATCGGGTCTCGTATTGTATTTGAAGCATGTGGTAAACCATTTGAAACTATTCTTAAAAACGCTGGTTATGGAGATCAAGATATTTTTGGTTTTAAAAACAAAATCAGTGATTTAGGAGTTTATGAAGAGGATACTTGGTTAGGCATGAATATCAAAACCGAACAAATTGTCAATATGAAAGAAGCAGGTATCATCGATCCAGCAAAAGTAACTCGTACTGCCCTTGAAAACGCAGCTTCAGTAGCAGGAACCATTTTGTTAACGGAGTGTGTAGTTGTAGACGACCCAGAAGATAAGAATGATTCTGATCCAATGGGTGGTATGGGTGGTATGTTCTAAAAAATTAGTATGCAAGACGCAGTAGGCCTCATAGGAAAATCTCTTATTATAAAAGAAGCAGTTTATAAAGTTAAAGATTTCTATTTTGTCCCCGGTACAAATAGATTGTACGTTGGTCTCCAAACTCCTGATAGAGGAACTATTAATTGGAGATATGAGGACCTACTGCCGTACTTGACCCAACAAATTAAGTTATGAAAACAGAAACACAAGAATTTCTTGAAGTAATTGCCACACGAGTTCCCCCGGGTGATCGTTGGACTTTAGTAGGAGATAAAATTGTTTATAACTCTATTACTGAAGTTTTAGAGGCTTGGTTCGGAAAAACAGGTGAAAAAGCAGAATTTAGACTTGCCCCTTTGCAAGGAAAATTGTATGTTATACGCACCGAAGAGGTAGAAATCAAACCAGAACCACCTAAACGATTTAACATTTACGGAGAATATGAGAATTAAAGAACATACTTTATGGGTTGAAAAATATCGCAGTGATACTTTAGAAAATTACGTAGGTAATGAAAACATTAAAACTACGGTTTCTAAATATTTATCACAGAACGATATTCAAAACCTAATATTCTATGGACCTGCTGGTACCGGTAAAACTACTCTTGCTAAGCTCATTGTTAATAACATTGATTGTGAATATCTCTATATCAATGCCTCAGACGAAAGAGGAATTGAAACGATTAGGGATAAGGTGTCAGGGTTTGCTTCAGCAGCTTCGTTCTCACCTCTCAAAGTAGTCATTCTAGACGAAGCCGATTTCCTCACTATCCAGGCGCAGGCATCTCTTCGAAACGTCATTGAAACGTTCTCACGTAGTACTCGTTTTATTTTAACATGTAACTATGTGGAACGTATCATTGACCCACTTCAATCAAGATGCCAGGTCCTGAAAATTATACCTCCTTCAAAACAAGAAATTGCTAAACATATAGCTAATATTTTAGAGAAAGAAGAGGTATCATATGAAATTGATGATATTAAAATCTTAGTTACTCAATTTTATCCCGATTTGCGTAAAATGCTTAACACAGCTCAATTGGCAAACCAGGATGGGGAACTTAAACTTGATAAATCAGTAATTGTATCATCTAATTACATGACACAAGTTCTAAAAGAACTTACTCAAAAGAAACCAAATTGGATTAACATTAGACAAATTGTAGCAAATGCAAATATTCAAGATTTTGAAGAACTTTATCGTTACCTTTATGATAACGCTTCTATCTATGCTCCTGGGTCCGAAGGAATGGTGGCAATATACCTTAACGAATATTCGTACCAGGCTAACTTCCGTATTGACAAAGAAATAAATGCAATGGCACTTATTTCAAAGTTAATTGAATTAGCTAAACCTCAAGTACTGTGAAACAATTCCTAAAGTTTTTAGTAATTTGGATTAGTCAAAACCTTGCCATACCTTTTTGGACAGTAGGACATTTTCATTTAATGACCACTGCTTACCAAGACATACACGAAATCATTGCCAGTTTCGGTATGAATATTATAGTATTAATTGGCTTTATTATAGATTACAAAGAAAATAAAAAATGAAAGATCAAATTCAACAACCAAACATCGATTTGTCTAAAACTACAGCAGTAGAACCTTCTGGTGATAGTAAAGTATGGCAGCAAGGAGTAATCCTTAGAAAAGTATCCCGTTTTATTACAGGCACTTCTGAAGATGGAATCATTCCAATCCCAGTATTTTTTGATCCTGCTACAGGAGAAATTTGTCAAGATACTTTGCCTAAAGAACTTAGAGAAGAATACAAGTAATGACGCTTTGGGATTGGCTTAATCAAATTACCTTTGAGAAAAAAGACTGGAAATCTTTCACGGAAGATCAACAATCTTCGTTCAATCCTTACATGGTTCATCGGTTTGTGAGTATGTATAACGGATATATAGATATCGCAAATATTGCTCAAAAATTACCATTAACCGAAAAAGAAAAAGTTTACACCATCTACCGAACCATGTTACCAAAAAAGAAACTCTTCCTCAAATACATTAAACCTGAATCTAAGAAAAACCAACAAGAATTAGCAGAATACGTAGCCAACTATTTTGAATGTGGTTTAGGTGAAGCTGAACATTATATTGATATTTTAAGAGAAGAAGGTGTACGAGGTATTCTTTGGAATATGGGTGTAGATGAAAAACAAACAGATAAGTTAATCAAAGAAGCAAAGTTTTAAATTTAATAAATTAGTTATGGCTGGTAAAAATATAGAAAATAATACTATTTGGGTATCATCAACTACCAATAATGTTCTTGTTAGGGAAGAAGAAATGCCCCTATACAATTCACAAACAGGTGAAGAAAAAGCAGTTCGTGACTTTGAAAAAACATACCCAACATTAGCTCAAGCTTGGAAAGAAACCCAAGAGGAACAATATATTTTGTTTGCTAGAAAAATGATGGATTATGGCCTTTCAAATATTGCTTTGGGCTCAAACCTAGAAGACCCAGAAGATGTAAATTTATCTTTAACAGGTATTTGGCTTCGTGTTAATGATAAAATCAACCGTTTAAAAAATCTGTTAAAACGTAAAGGTAGAAATTACGTTACTAATGAGCCAATGATTGATAGCTTTCTTGATATTGCTAACTATGGCATTATTGCTATGTTAGTAATTAGAGGTAAGTGGAAAAAATAAAGTTTTGGCTAAGAAAAAAATACCATCCCTAATTAAGGAAATTCTTAAAAAATCAAAGCGTGAAGTAAATTACGCTTATGAAAAGGCTATTTCCTACTCTCAACTATCAATGTATAGGAGTTGCCCTCAAAAATGGGCTCTCCAATACAGAGACGGTCATTATACTAGTGAGTCATCTATTCACATGACATTTGGAACAGCAATTCACGAAACAATTCAAAATTACTTAGATGTAATGTATGAAAAAAGTGGAGCAGAAGCTGATAGAATGGATCTAGAATCATACTTTGAAGAGCGTTTTAGAAAAACCTATTTAAAAGATTATAAATCTAATAAAAATGTCCATTTCTCAGATCCAGTAGAGATGAAAGAGTTTTTTGATGATGGGGTTGAAATATTAAAATATTTTAAAAAGAAACGTAATCAATATTTTTCTAAGAAGGGATGGCATTTGGTAAAATGCGAACTGCCGTTGCTTATATCGCCTAATAGCGCGTATAAAAACGTATTATATCGCGGTTATCTCGATGTTGTGTTATACCACGAACCAACCAATACAATTAAAATTATAGACATTAAAACATCTACTCGTGGGTGGCAGGATAAAGAAAAGAAAAATGAGGATAAACAATTCCAATTAATTCTTTATAAAAAATTCTTTGCCGAACAACATAACTTCCCAGTAGACAATATTGATATTGAATTCTTTATTGTAAAACGTAAATTATTTGAAAGTGAAGAATATGTTATTCCTCGTATTCAATTATTTAAACCGGCTTCTGGTAAAATTAAAATGAGTCGTGCCGAAAAAGCAATGAATGAGTTTATAGGAGAAGTGTTTACCTCTGAGGGTAAATTTAAAGAAGAAATGTTTGTTCCAAATCCAAGTAAATTTAATTGTACTTTTTGTCCTTTTAAAGATAAAAAGGATTTGTGTCATGTAGGGGTTTCTTCCTGAATCTGAATATATGTATATCAAATAAATAATAATAAAGATTATGACAAAGAAAGATATGACCTTGACCTCTGTAAAAGTACAGAGTGAGTTATTTGAAGAGTTTAAAATTTCGTGTGTAAAGTATAAGTTTTCTTTACAAAAGCTTGCTGACCGTACTATTCATTTGTATCTTACCGATGAAGATTTTCGTAAGAAAGTTCATGGCCACACAGATTTAGATCTTAACAAATAATTAAAAATTAAATGAATTCAAGTTTTGCTTACCTTTCTCCTGAAAAGAGAAAGAAAATCATGCTAATCACAGATGACATTAGAGTCCACTCAGGAGTAGCAACAGTTGGTAGAGAAATAGTTATCCATACGTCTCAACATTTTAATTGGGTTAATGTCGGAGGAGCCGTAAAGCACCCAGATGAAGGAAAACGTTTTGATCTTTCAGAAGACACTAACCAAAATACGGGCTTAAAAGATAGCTCAGTTATTTTATATCCTGTAAGTGGATATGGAAACCCATTTTTAATTAGACAATTAATTGAACTGGAGAAACCGGATGCAATTATGTTGATTACAGATCCACGTTATTTTACCTGGTTATTTGCTATTGAAAATGAAATCCGTAAAGAAATTCCTATTGTATATTTGAATATTTGGGATGATTACCCCGCTCCTCTCTATAATAAAGCATATTATGAGGCCTGTGATTTGTTGATGGGTATTTCGAAACAAACAGTAAATATTAATCAAATTGTTTTAGGTGATAAAGCTAAAAACAAATTATTTAAATATATTCCTCACGGATTAAACCATGAAATTTATCATCCTATAAATGATAGCGATTCTGAATTGATTGATTTTAAGGAAAAAATGTTTGGTGGTAAAGAAATGGATTTTGTTTTATTTTTTAATTCAAGAAACATTCGTCGCAAACAAATCCCAGATACTCTCTTAGCATATCGTTACTTTTTAGATAAGTTGCCTAAAGAAAAAGCAGCAAAATGTGCTTTTGTTCTCCATACTGAATTAGTAAGTGAGCACGGTACTGATCTAATAGCTGTTAGAGAATTGCTTTTAAATGAGTCTCATCATAATGTTTTCTTTTCAACTAATAAGTTAGATCCTAAAAGCTTAAATCTCCTTTATAATACAGCCGATGCTCAAATCTTATTGACATCAAACGAAGGTTGGGGATTAAGTTTAACTGAAGCCATTTTAGCAGGTACTCCTGTTATCGCTAACGTAACTGGTGGTATGCAGGATCAGATGAGATTTGTTGATGAAAACGGCAAATGGTTTACTCCATCACCTGAAGTACCCTCAAACCATACAGGTAAATATAAAGAACATGGTGAATGGGCCTTCCCAGTATACCCAACAAACCGTTCAATTCAAGGTTCACCTCAAACTCCTTATATTTGGGATGATAGGTGTAATCCTGAAGATGCCGCTGAGCAGTTATTTAAGTTGTATAATATGACTCGTAAAGAACGTAAAGCTTTAGGACTTAAAGGACGTGAATGGGCTATTAGTGAGGAAGCCGGATTTACTGGTGAAATTCAAGGAAAAAGAGTAATTGAAGCTATTGATGAACTATTTGAAACTTGGACTCCAAGAGAAAAATTTGAATTTATCAATGTAAATAAAGTAGAAGATAAAGTAAACACACACAATCTGTTATATTAATGAAACCGTTATTCGTAATTAGTTCTCCGTTTGATACTTACTCGGGGTATGGTGCTCGTTCTAGAGACCTAATCAAATCAATTATAAAATCTGATAAATACAATGTTAGATTAATGTCTCAACGTTGGGGTAATACACCGTTTGGGTTTTGTAAAGATAATCCTGAGTGGAGTAATTTGTTAGATTTAGTTCTTCCTAATAATCAACTTCCTAAACAGCCTGAAATTTGGATGCAAATTAGTGTACCTAATGAATTTCAACCTGTTGGAAAATATAACATTGGTGTAACAGCGGGTATTGAAACTACAGTTGTTCCTGCTAATTTTATTGAAGGAGCAAACAGAATGAATCTATTATTAGTATCCTCAGAACATGCTAAAAAAGGATTTGTTGAGTCTTCATTTGAAAAAGTTAATAAACAAACTAACCAAAATGAAGGAACTATTAAATTAGAAACCCCAGTAGAAGTAGTATTTGAAGGTGCTAATTTAGATATCTATAAACCTACTAATACTCCTTGCCTAATTAATTTTGACATCCCAGAACAATTTGCTTATTTGTTTGTTGGTCATTGGATTAATGGAGATTTAGGAGAAGATAGAAAAAATGTAGGTTTGTTGATTAAGGCATTTTATGAAACCTTTAAGAATAAATCTAAAAAACCTGCACTTATCTTAAAAACATCCCAAGTAGGATCTTCTTATATGGATAGAGAAGAAATTACTAAAAAGATAACTCTTATCCGTAAATCAGTAAACTCAAATGATCTACCTAATGTTTATTTGTTGCATGGTGAATTTACAGATGAAGAAATGAATTCGATTTATAACCATTCTAAAGTAAAAGCCATGGTTAGTTTTACTAAAGGTGAAGGTTTTGGTCGCCCATTACTTGAATTTAGTCTTAGCCAAAAACCAATTCTAACCACAGGATGGTCAGGTCATACAGATTTTCTTAAACCAGAATTTACTTCTATGATCGGAGGTGAACTTAAAAATGTTCATCCTAGTGCAGCTAATGATTTCTTACTACAAGAAGCTCAATGGTTATCTCCAGATCATGGTCAGATAGGTCATTACTTAAAAGATATATTTGAAAACTATAAAAAGTATGTTGATGGTGGTAAGCGCCAAGCTTATTATAGTAAAACTAATTTTAGTTGGGAAAAGATGGATGAATTGCTTAATCAACTATTAGATAGTAATATTCCTGAATTTCCTAAAGAAGTAAAATTAAAACTTCCAACTGTTAAAAAAATTGAACTACCTAAAAAAGAAGTAAATGGATAATTTAACAATATGTTCTCGTTGTGATTCGGATGCTTGTTATGTAGACGAAGTAAACCTAGAAATTAAAACCCAATTTTGTTATGGGTGTGGTTTTCAAACTAATTCTTTAATGAAAGAAGGTGAAGAATTTTATACCCAACAACTTGATGTACTCCCTGAACTTTATAAAGACCTACTTTATACAGATAAAAACAATCAAGTTTGGATGCCCTCAGCAGTAAACATCCCTGAACAAGGAATGGTATTTGCTAATGGCCCCTCAGGTCAAGAATGGGGTTGGGCTGCTGTTAAAGCAATTGAACTTCAAGAAGGGGATAAGCGAGTTAGAGAAGATCAAACTCATAAAATGGATATGAATTCAATCCAAATGTTTGGGGAGCGTGATTTTATGGATGCTCTTTCATATATTGGAGTATTACCTGAGTAATTATGAAAATAAGTTATGGATTAACCGTGTGTAATGAGCACGAAGAAATCAAAAATTTAATTGAATATTTAATTAAACGAATTGATTTAGGAGATGAAATTGTAGTAGTTTATGATCAAAATAGAGTTACTAATGAAGTAATGTCTGTTTTAGAAGAATATGAAACTGAAATCTCATATTATGGATTTAACTTTCAACAAAATTTCCTAGACAATAAAAACTTCATGAATAGTAAATGCACTGGAAACTATATCTTCCAGATCGATGCAGATGAAATTCCAGAAGAGTTTTTAATTGAAAATTTAAAAGCGGTTTTAGAAAATAATCCTGTAGATTTGTTAATTGGCCCTCGTAAAAATTTAGTTCCTGGTTTAACTGAACAACATATTAAACAATGGGGATGGCATGTTAATGAACAAGGATGGGTAAATTGGCCTGATGCTCAAAAACGTATTTACAGAAATACACCCGAAATAAAGTGGTCAGGACACCAAGTTCACGGAATGGTAGATGGTTACAAAACTTTTGCTAACTTACCATTGAGTGAAGAATGGAGCATTATCCATAATAAAACTATTAATCGCCAAGAAAATCAAAACGAACGTTATTATAAAATCGAAACCGGAGAATTAAAATGAGAAAATACCTTCCAACACTAAGCGAACTAGTTGATCGTTTATCAATTGTTCAACTTAAAGAAGTATTCATCCCAGAACATAAAGATGAATATGCCCAAGAAATTGCTGACATTGTTCATGATATTCAAGCCCACATTGA